ATGGTGGGCAGGTGCATCTCGACGTAGTTCCGACCTAGATCAGAGGCGACCTCTCGGGCGATGGTGGTCTTGCCGCCACCGGGTGCCCCCTCAACGCAGACCGTGCGGCCCACACGGATCAGCGCAGCAAGTGTATCTTTTAAAAGAGTCGGACGCATTGCATGTTCACCTGTTGACAGTTTGTTTCTGACAAGTGGCCTCATCAGCAGCGGCGTTACCGCTGGACGCAGGGGGTTGGACCCTACGTTTCGGCCTAGCCCTTGTTAGGTCCGGGCCAGAGCAGCATCAGCCGCCTATCCATCAGGTCGGTACTGCGGTGGAGCAGGTTCCACTTGGACAGCTTGTCCGCAGCCCTGGTGACTGACGGCTTGTTGACGTTGAGCACCGCAGCAATGGCCCCAATGGTCGCACCAGGGTTGGCCTTGACGACCTCCAGAATGGCGGCCTGTCGGCACGACAGGTACTCGTAGTGCATCCACTTGGTGTACGCCTCAGCCGAGGCCGGAACCTCGATGAGCGCGATGTGGTCCTCTACGGGACGGGTCTTGATGGTCCTACGCATGTTCATCCTCCTCAGTGAACGCTGTACAGGTACTGCTCGAAGTCATCGGCAGTGATGCCAAGGTCCTCCAGCAACTGCGCTGCGGCCTTGGGGTAGTCGTACACAAGGTCCTCCAGATGACGCGGCTTGCCGGACGAAGCGTAGGAGGCAGTGCCACCACTGCGCCACGACGCCGAGTTGCCCCAGGGGAAGTCACTGTCGCCAGCCTTGCGCACCACAGGCAGGGTGACCGGATCGATCTGACAGAGCCGCTCCAGCAGATGCGCCAGGAAGGGCACATCGAGGTACTCGTTGGCCGTGTGAGCGTTGTGGTACCCAACGCTGAGGTTGGTGCACTCAGGCACGATGTCGGTGTAGTTGGCCGTGTCGGTGAAGGTACCACCGGAGTCGAGCTGGAACGTGTGGCCCTTGGTGCTGAGCTGATCAGCCAGCGCCCTACCAAACGCATCTGACGCACAGCGTGCACCCTGATGGGTGATGACACTGGTGGTGCCACGCCGATCAAGCGCAATGGCGTAGTCAATGCCATCGAGCAGCTCGGGTGTCTCAATGGCGATGTGGTGAGAACCTATGCCACCGATCTCCTCAGCAGCATGGAAGATGTAGAGACCAGGGACCTCGCGGAGGATCATCTGGCGCATCAGCCACACACCTGCCGTGCAGTCGGCACCAAGGCACGAGCTGTCAGCGTTGGGTGAGAGGGAGAGCATACCGCCACCGTAGGTGATACGCTGCCTGCCGCCCTTGGCGTGCACAGTGTCGGTATGGGAGGACCACAGGATACGCGACAGCGATCCGTCCCTGTTGGGGATGTTGATGTAGCGGTTGCCCTTGGCGTCACTACGCATGTCGGGGATGCTGTCGAGGTAACGCTTGACAAACAGCGCCTCGGTCTCACTGCCAGCAGGGCGGCAGTAAGTGTGCATCTGGAGCAGCTCGTTGATGATGGGGTTGCTGAGGTTGAGTTCTCGCACCTTGCCGGGCATGGCGCTGACGTTGGTCTTGCGGGTCATAGGGATATCCTGGGTTAGATGTTGATGTTGAGTTCGAGCTGGTTGGCGTCAGCGACGAAGGTAGGCATCGGGTAGCCACGCTCCTCCTGCTCGGCGACATAGGCGTCGTGGCACTCATGGCAGCGCATCACACCGGTATTGACACTCTCGGGATGTGCCATGTCATTGGCGAAGATCTCCTCGCAGTCCGGGCAGCGGAAGTACTCGCCCTCAGTCTCCTCCTGGCACCACGTCTGGGTACCAACGCGAGTGTTCACGATGACTTCCATCGCCGTATAGTCGCCATTGGCGTACCACTGGTCAGTGTTCTCGCAGTGGAAGGCATAGGACTGCGCAGCGTCACCGCTCCATGTCTCCTCCCAGGTACGCCAGGGGCTACCAATGCCGTTGTGGTCACGACGACGGGCACGACGCCACACTGTCGTAGGATCACCATTGCTGTGGCTGTAGCTCTCACCGTGGTACTCACAGGTGAAGGCTTCGTTGTCGAAGCAGCTGAGGCACCACACCTCGCCATCCACTGAGTACTGATCGTCGTCGCGGTGCATACGGTCACCACAGCAACCGCACTGGGTACGGGAATAGTTGCCAACCTCGATGGTGCCGCCAGTCTCATCAGCAGCATAATCGCCGCTGTCGCAGATGAAGAACCTACGCTTGGCAGGGTGGTCATCGACGCACTTATCCTCACCATCGAGGTAGGGCATCAGGAAGGTGCCATCCTCATCATCAGCATCGAGCTCAGTCTCAGCAGGGATACGGTTCAGTGGTGCACCAGCGAAGCTGTTGGTCCGCTCGTAGCCACGTTCCTTGAGCATCGCAGTAAGAGCGATGCGGTACTGATCGGTGAGGCCATAGACCCGGACGAAGTGGTTAAAGCGCGGCCACACCACAGCCCTGGCAGTGACGCTGTTGGGGTTCTGAGGGTCAGTGGTGTAGGCAATCGCCAGCCCATCCTGGTCAGTGGCATAGGCTTCAGCAGGGTGGAGGTTGAGGGTACCTGTGTAGCTACGGGCAGAGCGAGCCATACAGGACACATGGTCGGAGGATTCTGACTTCACCGGCTGATCGTTGTACGCAAACCGGAAGGCATCCCTGGCGTGGCTGATCACCAGGGTGCTGGAGTTGACAACAAGCCGAGACTCGTAGCGTGCCGCCAGATCACGGATCTTGTCAGGGCTGAGCTGATCACCAGCAAAGCGGGCAAGGTAAGTGGAGGCAGGCACCACGGTCTGGATGTCACGCATCCCCTTCTCAGGGGACTCTGTAAAGGCGATCTTGGTACGGTCGAGCTTCGCCACATGGGCGAAGTGGCCATCCTTGGTGTACCCAACGATATAGCTAGGCAGCACCTCATGGTGGCCGCTGACCAGACGGGACGCTTCTCGCTCCATCCAGCTGTCGTCAGTGACCTGCTGGATGCGGGTCTTTACACCAGGGTAGTAGGCACGGGCTGCAAGAGCAGCATCGGCGGTAATGTAAAGGTCGCCATTGACAGGAACGCCAGTGGACACATCAATGAGCTGGAACATCTGTCCATTCACCTCTGTTGTGGGGCATCGGCGGATCGCCGACCCGGTTCCCAGGCTAGCCCGGCGGCCTCGCCGTGTCAAGTCCGGCCCCGTCTATGGCCGCAACAATCTATTTCGGTAGCGTGATCTATTTTGTGTGTATAATGTAGCGGTAGTGCACAGATTGTTGAAAGGCTGGGAAATCAATGGGTTACGAGGCGGGATCTGTCAACAATCTAATAATCTAAAAAATATCCGTAAAGAGCGCCACAAATTAGAAGAGCGTTGGGGAGTGTAAAGGGATGCACTGTACATGTTTTACATAAATGCCAGGGGCCTCGCGCATGAGGAAAGGGTTAAAATTCCTTTTTTACGGATTGTTAGAAAATCTAGATTATATACACACATGGAGCCACTGGAACCCCCTTGGTTTTCCTTGGTTTTTACATGTCAATTGACACAATCTGTGTAAAGAGCTGACTTTACGGTATACTGATACAAACGTATAATTTGTAAAAAAACAGGCTATTTTTACAGATTGTTGTACTTGTTTTCCTATCCATAGGCCGTCAGACCTATAGAACGCCATTATGCGCGCACTTTGCTGACCTAGAGGCCCCCGACGTATGGCGAGCGCAGCGAGCACGCAGAGGCGGCGCACAGCCCTGGTGTCAAGGCAATAAAAAACCCCGCCTTTCGGCGGGGTCAGTGGTTAGTCCATCAGGGTGCTGTCAGCTTCGGCGGCGTCCATCCATCCCTTCAGCCACTCATCAAAGTAGCTGATCGGGTAGGTAGCGGCTGCCTCTGCCAGGAAGTTGTACGTTTCGCTGTTTAGGTAAAGTGCGCGGCGGTAATCGTCCCATCCCGCCTTGTAAGCCTCGCTCATGTTTACTCTCCCAAAGGGGGAGGCGCCTTGCGGCGCCTCCTGGTGTCAGATGTTGGGTAGCTCGCCGTTGAGGCAGGCTTCCACTACGATGTACGCATCCTTTAGGTGGCGCTCTCGCGCCCAGTAGGCTTCGGCGGCGAGGTGGTTGGCCGAGCCATCCCGGTCTTCGCTCTCCATAGCGCGGCGAGTATCTCGCACGGCCAGCCGGTGGATAATGTCGAGCGCCGTGCGGATCTCTGCGGCGGTCGGCTCGACGAAGTACATAGCCATGGTGGTTACTCTCAGAGGTGGGGCGCCTCGCGGCGCCCCTGGTTGTTAGGTCACGACCAGCAGCGCGATGAACGCCGCCAGGAAGAGGGCGAAGGTTGCCGCCTCTGCGATAATCTTCATGGTTCTTCTCCGAAGGGGGGAGGCGCCTTGCGGCGCCTCCCGTTGTGTTACCAAGCGACGGTCGGCTTGGTGCTCGCCTTGGGAGTCTTTCGCTCCTTCCGCGCCACGTTCACCTTGTCATCGCCGAAGCGGGAGAACGCGATCACCACTTCCTCAGTGGCAGGCATCCGCTTCGCGTCGATCCACCGCTTTTCGAGGGCCTTGCGAGCCTTTTCCTTCAGCTCCTTAGCCTTCTTGGTGTGCTCTCGCGCTTCCGCCAGCGTCTTCTGAAGCTCAGCCGGGAGGCTGGCGACATTCAGCTCGACCCACACGAGATCATCGGTCTTAGCCATGGTCATATTCCCTTGTGAAAGAGCACCCTTGGCGGGCCGTCCCGCCTCGGGGTCAGCGCCGTGCTGACCCCATTATTAGGGCACATTCGCCCGAAAATGTCAAATGCCGCCCGTTTCCGGCCTCGCAGCGCGCTGCGCCGCGCTTGCTTGCCGCCTGGACCCCGGCCCCACCTGGACTGGCAAAATCCAGGCCCCCCCTCACATGCGTAAGCCGCTCAAACCACGACCCAAAAATACCAAAGATTAACTTTTCGTAATGAATTACGCAGCCCAGAGGCCCAGGGTTGCCGTGTTGTGGTGGGGTATCCGCCAGAAAGCTCGCCTTGACGCCCACATCCCAGGCACATACGCTGAATACCCAGGGATCTGAGCAGTACAGATGGACCTCTCGACCGTCTCACCGACCAAATGGACCAATCGGCTGGCGTTCGACATCGCCCTTCGCCTCGAAGGTAGCGGTGAGGACCTCGATGAGATCGTCACGCGGCACCAGATCGTCGCTGGCGACCTGCTGGTGTTCAACAAAGACCCGGTTTTCCTCCGCAAGGTCTCGGATTTCCGTGACGAGATCCGCGATAAGGGGGTCACCTTCCGCCTAAAGGCCCGCACGCAGGCTGAAGAGCTGCTCAAAACCTCATGGATGCTCATCCACGACCCCGTGGTGAGCCCTGCGGTGAAGGCTGACCTCATCAAATCCACCGTGAAGTGGGCGGGACTGGAGCCCAAGAACGACACGGGCGGTGAATCTTCGACCGGCGGGGTCAGGATCACCATCAACCTGGGGGGTCAGGAGCTTGGGACAGCGACGGTCATCGACGCGGCGCCACAGCAGATCGGGTCCGACTCCGACGACAGCGAGTCTGATTGAGCTGGAGAGCCCGGTAGAGGTCAAAAGGGTCGAACAGGAGCTGATGGCACGTGGAGCGTCCTACCGGACGCGGATAACCAACACCCGCAAGCGCGGATTGCGCTATCTCGTGGAGGTTTTCCAGTGAGCAACACCCGGAAAGAGCCCACCCACGGCGACTATGACGACGATGAGAGCTACACGACCGATGGGTCGTGGCACGTGGTGCCAGCGGACGACATCCGCGAGCACATTTTCACCGAAGATCCGCCCTGCTGGTGCGATCCGTACTACGACGAAGCCTCGGGCTACCACATTCACCATAGCGCCGATGGCCGTGAGGCGTACGAGGAGGGTTGGCGCAAGCCACACTGACCATGGCACTCGAAATTGACTACACGCCGCCCCCCACGGGGCGGAAGTTCATGCAGTCCAACCGGCGGATGCGGGTCCTGATGGGGCCGGTCGGCTCTGGTAAGAGCGTGACCTGCTCCTTCGAGGTGGTGCGTCGCGCCACCATGCAGAAACCCGACGCTCAGGGGCGCAGGCGCTCGCGCGCGGCCATCGTCCGTGAGACTGCGAGGCAGTTGCAGGACACCACGATCAAGACCTTCCTCGATTGGTTCCCGCCGGGCCAGTGCGGGGAGTACATGCGCACCACCAAGACCTACTTCTTCAAGGTGGGCGACGTGGAGTGCGAGATCATGTTCCGCGCGCTCGACGACGCGGACGATGTGGCCAACCTGAACTCGCTGGAGCTTACCTTCGCGTGGTTCAACGAGTGCCGCGACATCCACCCTGACATCGTGGACGCCATGTCGAAGCGCATTGGGCGCTTTCCGTCTGCCAAGGATGGCGGGCCGACGTGGTTCGGGATGTGGGGCGATACCAACCCACCCACCATGGACACGTGGTGGTACTACCAGATGGAGAAACTGAGCCCGGTCGATGGCGTCTCGTTGAACGAGAACGGCTGGGAGGTGTTCAAGCAGCCGTCAGGTCGGAGCCCCTACGCCGAGAACCTGGAGAACCTGCCGACTGGGTACTACGACACCCAGGGCCGGTCGGATGAGTACGTCCGGGTCTACATCGACGGCGAGTACGGGCTCTCGCTGGCAGGCACGCCGGTCTACAAGTACTTCAAGCCGGACTACCACATGGCCAAGGCGCCGCTTCGGGCGATTACCAACGGGGTGCGGCCTGTCGTCGTGGGGATGGACCTCGGGCTTACGCCTGCGGCGGTCGTCGGGCAGCAGGACCCGCGTGGACGCGCACTGATCCTGGCCGAGGCGGTCAGCTTCGACATGGGCATCCAGCGGTTCGTGCGCTCGGTGCTCAAGCCCATGCTCTTCGAGCGGTTCCCCGGTGCGCCGGTCCTCGTGGTGACCGACCCGGCGGGTGTGCAGCGCGCTCAGACCGACGAGCGGAGTGCGGTCGATATCATCAAGGCCGAGGGGCTCAGGGTCATCTCGGCTAGGACCAACAGCGTCTCGGCGCGGGTCAACGCGGTCGATGACTTCCTGATGCGGCAGGTCGATGGCGACCCGGCCTTCCTGGTGGACCCCAGCTGCACGCAGCTCAAGGCGGCCATGATGGGGGGCTACAGGTATAAGAACCGGGGCGACGGGGGCATCGACAAGAACAAGCACAGCCACGTCGCGGAAGCCCTCCAGTACCTGATGCTGCACATCGGGAATGCGGGTGAGGGGGCGATGGTCAGGGTCAAGCGGGACATCGTGCCGATTGCAGCGGTCGGGTGGACTTGATAACATCCACCCTGGGTCCGCATGGTGCGGTCTCTATATTCACTCTCCCCCGTCTCGCCCCCCGCCCCACTAGGCGGGGGGTTTTTACCTATGGGGAGATGACCCTTGCACCCCCAAGATTTAGCGTGTTAGGGTCCTGGTGGGTACACGCCTCTGTACCCGCGTTCACCTCCCAGACTTCCCTGTCGGTTGAGCCCCCCGGCTCCCGACAGGGGTTTTTTGGGCAGCGAGGGGGTTGGTATGGCGACGGTTGCTCCGGTTCTCTCCCGCACCGCTGAGGGTGTCCCCTATCTGCTTTGGGAGAACATCGCCACGGGCGATACGGTGCTGCCCTACGCCGTGCAGGGTCGGCTGGGGCTGAACGCGGCGGTGCAGTTCGCCGGGACCTTCGGCGGTGCGACGGCCAAGCTCCAGGTGTCGAATGATGGCACCACCTACGCTGATATCAAGGATGTGCACGGCACGACGGTCAGCGCCACGGCGGCGGCTCACTTTGAGATCGGGCGCTCCTCGATCTACTTCCGCCCCAGCGTGGCGGGTGGGACGAGTGATGCGGTCGATGTGTACCTCGTCCTTCGCGGACCTGTGAGCTAACGGGGAACCCATGCCGGGCCTCACCATCCTCCGCGTCGTCAGTAACTCCGAGATCGAGCGGGCCGAGAAGGAACGGCTGGATGCGGAGGTTCAGGCTCGGCAGAATAGTGACCTGATCCTTGGCCTATCGGCCTACATGCGCGAGTGCTGGGATGCCGCGCGCATCGCCAAGGACCCCATCAACGACCTCATGCTGAAGGCCATGCGCCAGCGCAATGGCGAGTACGAGGCCGACAAGCTGCAAGCCATTCGCAAGCAGGGTGGCTCCGAAGTCTACATGATGCTCACTGAGGTGAAGTGCCGGGCGGCTGAGAGCTGGCTGCGCGACATCCTCCTCGATACTGGCTTCCCCCCGTGGGATATGCAGCCTACGCCTATCCCTGACCTCTCGCCCGACCACACAGGAGAGATCCAGCAAGGCTTTGCCGAGCGGGTCGTTGAGATGATCCAGCAGACCGGGCAAGCCCCCAGCCCGGCGCAGATGCTGGAGATGAAGGAGATCGTCGCCCAGGAGTACCGCTTCAAAATCCTCCAGGCTGCCCAGGCCCGGGTGGATGGGATGAAGATCCGCATCGATGACCAGCTGGCTCAGGGCGGCTGGGCCGATGCCTTCAACGAGTTCATCACCGATCTGGTGACCTTCCCTTGCGCCTTCATCAAGGGGCCGATTGTCCGGCGTCAGCGCCACCTGGGCTGGGTGAAGGGGCCGGATGGCCGCACCACGGTCGAGGCAAGCGAGCGGCTGGCGCCTGAGTTCGAGCGGGTCAGCCCGTTCAACATCTACCCCGAGCCGGGCATCACGCGCCTCAACGACGGCTACATCTTCGAGCATCACCGCCTCAGCCGTTCGGCGCTGGCCGACCTGATTGGCGTGCCGGGCTACGACGACGCGGCCATTCGCAAGGCCATCGAGGCTGGTCCAGGTCAGAGCTGGGTCTCGGAGACCATCGAGATGCAGCGCGAAGAGGAGGAGCGCAAGTATTTCACGGAGATGCGCCCGACCGACCTCTTCGATGCCCTGGAGTTCTGGGGCAAGGTCAGCGGCAAGATGCTCCGCGAGTGGGGTATGGACTCCACCGAGGTGCCGGATGAGATGCGTGAGTACGACGCGAACGTCTGGATGGTGGGTAACTACGTTATCAAGGCGGTGCTGAACTACGACCCGCTGGGTGAGAAGCCCTACGCCAAGACCTCCTTCATCAAGACCCCGGGCGCGTTCTGGGGCCGTGGTATTCCCGAGATCATCGAGGACCTCCAGAACGTCTGCAACGCGGCGGCGCGGGCTCTGGTGAACAACATGGCGGTGGCGTCCGGCCCGCAGGTTGAGGTGAACCTCGACCGCATTCCGCCGAACGAAGACATCACCCAGATGTACCCCTGGAAGATCTGGCAGACGCTGAATGACCCGCTCGGGTCGTCGGCCCCGGCGGTGCGCTTTAACCAGCCGAGCGACAATGCCAGCACGCTGATGGCGGTCTACGAGCGGTTCTCCCGCCTCGCTGACGACCACTCGGGCATCCCGGCCTACATCTATGGTGACGTGGATGTGCGCGGCGCGGGCCGCACTGCCTCCGGTCTGTCGATGCTGATGGGCTCGGCGGGCAAGGGCATCCGGCAGGTTGTCATGCACATCGATAACGACGTTATCAAGCCGGTCATAAAGCGTCAGTTTGTTTATAACATGCGCTATGACCCGGATGAGGCGATCAAGGGCGACGCCGAGATCATCCCGCGTGGCGCGATCAACCTCGCTGTGCGCGAGACGGTCAACGTCCGGCGCGTCGAGTTCCTTAACGCGACTGCCAACCCGGTGGATATGCAGATCGTCGGCATCGATGGCCGTGCGGCGCTGCTGCGCGAGGTGGCCAAGGGCCTCCAGATGCCGGTCGATGAGATCATCCCGTCGCGCGAGAAGCTCGACTACATGATCCGTACCCAGCAGCAGGCCCAGCTGGCGGCTCCGCAGGGTCAGGCCCCGGCGCCCTCGCCTGAGGGTGGTGGTCCAGGCTCGCAGATGAACGTGGTCGCCAACCAGATGACGGGCCAAGCCTAATGACCCGGCCCCCGCCTGAGGTCATGATGGCGTTCGCTCGGGCAAGTAATATGATCCTGCCCTGGCTGACCGAATGGCGGCAGCGCGAACTAGAGCAACTACCCTTTGTAGCCCCCGCTAGTGTTGCGGTCGCTCAGGGTAGGTGTCAAATGTTGACAGAACTGTACCGCTTGGTACAGGATGCCCCCGACGTAGCCGCAAAACTTCGTGCGGACCCCAATAAGGGGTAGTGCACAAGTAGCAGCTGCTTAACCACGCACACCGATAAGGAGCGTATTGTGGCCATTCCCGAGCAGGTCCGTCGTCAGTCTGAGGCGATTGCCAAGCTGTACCAGGACAACGCTGCCAATGAAGCACCTGCCGATGCGGCGGATGCTACGGGCACTGTTGCTGATCAGCCTGCGCCCGCCGACAGTGCGACCGATGCTGCGCCTGAGTCCGCGCCGAGTGAGCAGCGGCGGCAGGACACCAATAGTGACGCACAGACCTCTGAGCAGCGGTATCGCACGCTCCAAGGGATGTACAACGCTGACACTGCCCGCCTTCGTGCGGACAATCAGCAACTGAATAGCAGGGTTACGCAACTAGAGCAGTTGCTGGCCACTCTTTCCTCGACTCCCCAGCAGGCTCCCGCTACGGCGGAAGAGAAGCTGGTGACCGAGAAGGATGTTGAGGAGTACGGCGATTCCATCGAGGTTATGCGGCGCGTCTCCCGTGAGGAGTCCTCGGCATACCAGCGTAAGATCGCCGAGCTGGAGCACATGCTGAAGCAGGTGCAGACCAGCGTTCTCCCGCGCGTTGAGCAGGTCGCTCAACGACAGGCCGTGACGGCTGAGCAGGCTTTCTGGAGTGAGCTTTCGGCGGCAGTTCCTGAGTGGCGTGACATCAACACCAACCAGGACTTCCACAAGTGGCTCCTCGACGTTGATCCGCTGACGGGCCTTACCCGCCAGACGTATCTGGAAGATGCCCAGCGCAATCTCGATGTTCGGCGTGTTGCTGCTTTCTTCACTGCTTGGCAGGGTCTGAACGGCCAACCTGTTGCTCAGCCCCATCGGAGTGCGTCGGACTCCCAGCTCGATAAGCAGGTTGCACCTGGACGTAGCCGTGGAGGGTCTGCTCCCTCTGCGGGTGCTGCCAGCAAGACCTACTCCTCGAAGGACATCGCCAAGTTCTTTGATGATGTTCGTCGTGGGGTGTATCGGGGGAAGGAAGCCGAGCGCGACCGGATCGAACGCGATATCTTCGCCGCACAGCGCGAAAATCGCATTGTCGCCAACGGTTAAGTGGAGAGAACCATGGGCTACCCTGTTGCTCCTGGCCGCCCCAACTACTCGGGTAACTTCATCCCCGAGATTTGGTCCGGCAAGCTGATCGAGAACTTCTACGATGCCACCGTGCTGGCTGCGATCTCGAACACCGACTACGAGGGTGAGATCCGCAACCAGGGTGATACGGTGAACATCCGTACGACCCCGAACATCACGATCCGTGAGTACGTGAAGGGTCAGGGCATTGTCGTGGAGAACCCCGACAAGCCGAAGCTCCAGCTGGTCATCGACAAGGGCGAGTACTTCGCCTGCGTTGAGGACGATATTGATCGCGTCCAGTCCGACATCAAGCTGATGGACATGTGGTCCAAGGATGCGTCGGAGCAGATGAAGATCAAGATCGATCAGCGCGTGCTGACCGACATGCTCCCCGACATCGCTGCTCTGAACAAGGGTGCGGCGGCGGGTGCGGTTTCCGGCGCGTTCAACCTCGGCACCACGGCTTCCCCGCTGACGGTGACGAAGGACGGCGCTGGCGGCACTGCTTCGGTGGTGGACCTGATCGTGGACCTGGGTACCGTCCTCGATGAGGCGAACTGCCCGGAAGCCGGTCGCTTCCTGGTGATCCCGGCCCGCATGGCTGGTCTCATCAAGAAGTCCGAGCTGAAGGATGCGTCGCTGGTTGGTGACGGCACCTCGATGATCCGTAATGGCCGCCTGGGCATGGTGGATCGCTTCACGCTCTATGTCAGCCATAACCTGAAGGTTGACACGGGTGGGAAGTACAACATCATCGCGGGCACCAAGATGGGCCTCACCTTCGCGTCGCAGATGACGGAGATGGAGACCATCCG